TTTTACAGACCCACTTTCTAGTGAGCCTGTAATACTTAAGGATATTTAATTCACGCAGATCCTGCGCGGTTAGTCTCAAACTACTACGATAATGTAGGAGCAGTCATAGTGCTAAGACCAGCTATACCTGTTACAGCAGTAGTACCAGCTACGTCATCTACAACGTCAAGAAAACCATCATTGTAAATGTTTGCACCATTAGCAGCACCAGAAAATAATCTAGTTAATCTAGCAATAACATCTTTATGCGTGTTAACAGCGCTTAATGTTACAACAATTTTGTCGTTGTTAATAACAGCGTCTGTTTGAGCGTCTTCTTGCACAGCAATCATTGGTTTAAAATATAAATTCAATGTGTCATCAGCTGATGGAACAGCTCCACAAAAATGAGACAATGGATAACAAGCTGAATCTCCAGCAGCATCATCATCTCCTATCGCACCTGCAGTACGAAAGTACAAATAAACTTCTTTCATTTTTTTTGTTTTTTTAATTAATAATTTGTTTTTGTTTTTAAGTTTAAGGCTTAGGTTTTTGGTTTAGGTTTAATCTACTAGAACTATATCTCTATCTTGAATAACTCTATAAAGTTTATCATTAAATGAAATGTCGTGTCCAGCATGTTTATCATAATATATCGTGTCACCATCTTTTAGTCCTTCAACTAAATTACCACACGATATTATTTTAGCTTTTAAATACCTATTGTCAACATCGGTATCATCTGTCACAATAAGACCAGCAACTTTTTTAGGTTCTGTCTTTATTTTATCTACTATTATATATCTATTGATTGCTTTCATTCATCCTCATATTTGAAATTACACAATCTGCAGATACTATAGTGGTTACAACACTTACTGCATTTTTAAGCGCTGACTTAGTTACAAGTACTGGATCTATAATACCAGACTTAATCATATCAACTGATTCACCAGTTACAACGTTTACACCTAAACCTTTTTCAGGGCGTGGTGCTACTTGCTCTAAACCTGCGTTTTGTAGTATTGTATCAAAAGGTGCTCTTATTGATTTAAATAATATTTTTTCACCTGTATTCTCTGGTTGTAACTTTTGTGAAGCATTTAATAAAGCAACACCACCACCTGGTACAATACCTTCTTTTAATGCGGCTTTTGTAGCGTATATTGCGTCTTCTATTCTATCTTTCTTTTCTTTAAGCTCAACCTTAGAATCAGCACCTACTTTTACCATACCTACACTACCTGATAGCATTGCTAGTCTTTGTTGATGTTTTTTCTTTAAAAAAAGATTTTTATCTTCTTTATTTATTAATTTTTGTATAGATTTAATTCTTTCTTCTAACTCTTCTTGTGGAGGTTCTATGGTTAATACTGTATTTTTATCATCAGTTATCGCAGAGTACGCTTCACCTAAACAATCGATGTCTATTAAATCAAGATCATCACCAAGCTCTTCATTTATTACCTTAGCGCTTAAAAGAAAAGCTAAATCTTCAACAGTGTCTTTTTTAGTAGGACCAAAGCCTGGTAAGTCAACTATATTAACTTTTATATTACCTTTTACTTTATTCATACATAACGCAGCTTTTACTTGTTGATCAACTGGTGCTACAATAAGTAGTGGGCGCTTGTTTTTAATAACATGTTCTAATACTTTTTGTATTTTACGTATGTTTGGTATTTCTGACATTACAATTAATACTAACGGGTTATCAAGCTCGCATATCTGCTTGTCCTTATCAGTAATAAAATGTGGTGATGTGAGTCCTGAGTCGATCTGCACGCCGTCTACAACTTCGACGTATGTCTCTTCAGTTGGAGACTCTTCCATTAATACCACACCATCTTTACCTACTTTAGTATAAGCTTCTGCTATAATCTTTCCTAGCTCCGCATCATTATTGCAACTTATTGAGCTAACAGATTCCAGCATATCGCCCTCGATCTTGACAGAAATCTTATCTAGGTAATCATTTACCTTTTTAAGTCCGGATTTTACACCGTCTTTTATTTCTCTAGTAGTATCGTCACTACTTTTTATTTCATTTAATAGTGATTCAGCAAGGACGGTAGCTGTAGTAGTACCATCACCTGCTTCTCTCACTGTATTTTTAGCAGCTTCTTTAATAAGGGTAGCACCCATATTTTCAACCGGATCAAATAAGACAACTGATTCTGCTACAGTTACACCGTCTTTTGTAATCACCGGTAAACCTCTTGCATCTTCGTAAATAACACACTTTCCAGATGCTCCAAGGGTTGATTTTACTGCTTTTGCTAGTTTTCTAACACCAGCAACTACTCTTTTGTTAGCTAAATCGCCAAAATTAATATCTTTGACAATCTCGCTAGGCTGATTGTATTCCATATTTGATTAAATTTAATTAAATTGTTGCTTATTTGAATGTTTTTACTACTTTTGGGCCTTTTGTAGCCTCTAATTTTTTCGAGAAATGGTCGATGCTGCC